GGGTTATCCTTGTAGGTAGTCTGGAAAAAGTCGACATCTGCCCTTGGCAGAACCTGATCGTAAATCCAATGGAACTCTTCACTTGGATTGTAGTCAAGTATCACCTTTTCATTTGTACGGAATAGAAGTTGCGTCCAATCTTCATGAGTCAACTCGTTGGCCTCATTTGCAAAAAGTAGATCCCGCTTTCTACCCCTAATTTTTTGAGGCATGTCTAAACTTATAAACTCGATTGTGTTTCCATTTATATTGTATTCACTTGATGATTTTCTGTGATCATCTTCTGAATAGATGTCATGATCTTTGAGAATCTGAAAAAAGTCTCGCATGACCGTACCTCTCAAAGCAGGAAAAGATTTTCGGCAGATCGTGATTATCTTACCCTCATTTCTTTGGCAATAGCTAAAGATGATCCAAAGCAGTATATTAAAAGTTTTCCCTGATCTAGTGCCTCCCTGTTGTACTACTATCTTTGCCGTACTTTCTTCAAGCTGCTCAAATACCTTGTTAGTATCTATGCTACTTATTTCCATTGATTATCCTTACTTCGAAAAGTTTCTTGCCATCTGCACCGGTTAACTCCTGCCTTTCTATGTATCCTCTTTTTTTACCTTTAGTTTTTAGAAAAAATATGGTTGCAGTAGAGTTACCTTCCCCTATCTGTTTATGTAATTGACTTTCCGCAAAGTCTAATGCAATATCTGCAATATCATCAACCTCTTTTCTGAACTTTAAATCTTCCTTAATCCACGCATAAAACTGAGTTCTGCCAACCCCTGCCTGTTTACAAGCTGTTGTCACTACTCCAAGCGATTTTTCCAATGCTTCGAGTACTGCTTTTTTATGTTGTTCGGTATTGTTCATATTCCTTTTATCGGACAGTTTATAATTGGGTTTAAATCAAATTTTCTATGTTTTTTACCTCTTTGACTTTTATCAAATTTTACAATTTTTTTGCCCCATTTTTTTTGCAAAAGCAATAGTTGATCCATTTCTCTGCTCATTGTTCTATAGTCTGCGCACCCCCCTAAATTTCCATGATCTTTTTTAACCATGCATGCGTAGTTAAATCTTACTATTTTTCTGTACTCATTAAAATTTTGCAAACAAAAATCATAGTCATCCTTTAATGGTAAGGTTTCATCAAATCTTAATTTGTTTTTGTAAAACCCCATAAAAGATGCGCTGATAGTACTTGTGTATCCAAGGGGTGTATATTCCCGATAGCTGCCTTTGTCTCCTAAAATATTAACCCCCCATAAATGAGCACCGCTCTCTTTACAGATTACAAATCCTTGTTCTATCCATTCATCAAGATTTTCAATTTTTATTTGTAAGGGCTTTTTATTTTGTATATCCCATCTTTTTATTGCCTCAATGTCATCGTCTACAATAAGTCCTGTTTCTTGGATATAATTGTCTAATATGTAATTTCTTACTCTTGCTATATTTCCTCTGATTAAATCGGGCATTACTTCTACATTGTAACCAAGGTTGATGTATTCTTGTGCTTCGAATTCATGTACGCAATAAATCACATTGGGTAAAATCCGATGTGTCTTTACTCCTTTTGCTCTTTTGTAACTAGGTGAAAATATTTTCATGCTCCTTTTATAGGTGTTTCAAACTTGAATTTATTTTTTCCCCAGATCATTAATTTTTTACCCCACTTGTTGTTAATTTTATTAGCATAATATCTTCTGTCTTTTTGATTGTATCCAATAACGGATTCAGCGCCTCCATCTACTCCGTAAAATATCATTGCATATTGATTATCCTTTAATATCATTCTGTTTTTGTTTAACTTTTGTACCCAGAATTCGACGTCCTCATTAATTCGAAATCTTTCATCGTATTTGATATCATCTTTTGCATTTACCAAAACCCCTCCAAATATGATTTTTGTTAAACTAAATGGTTGATAATCTTTTAGTTTCATATTATCTGTCGAATAATCAAAACCTCCATACTTGATATCAGCATCTTTTGCCATAATATAAAGTCTTTCTAAAACCTCAATTGCTTCTTCTTGTAAAAGATCTTTGCCTTCTTTCTTTCTTTTTATTTTTACGAGGTCATCGTCAATGATCCATCCATAACCATCCGCTTGCTCTGTTTGAATAATATTTAAAATTGCATTTCTTTTTTTTGCTGCCGACCCATCTAGTCTGTCATCAATTCCTAAGACAGCATCTCCATATTTTTCTTTGTACTGCTTTTCTTGGCTCTTTGGCACGACTATTTTACCGCAACCTAAATAATCATATGTTCTAACATGATCTGCTCTGTTATACGAAGCAATGTATATGTTATTCACTCTTGATATTTTTTAAATATTCTGCTCCATTGATAACCCTTCCAATCCCTTTGCTCCAAGGCTTTCCATTTGCTCTTTGACTATGCACCGATTTTAAACCAAAATGAGTTTGAGCAGAAAGCCAATCAACCTCCGAATTAAATAAAAGCACTACATAGTTATTTGCTTCATCTAGGTATTCGCTAAATTCAATTTCTTGTTCTTCTACCCCTGTAAATTCATCTATGTTTGGGACATCAAGTCCCCACTCTTGTAATTTATCATGATCCCATTCATTTGCAAGTATGTCCCAGTCCCATTCCCCAAAGCCCACGTTGTCTTTGATAATAAACTGCTTTTGTTCTTCCTCTGTAAGATCATGTGCAAAAATTACAGGCACTTCCTTTAATCCTGCTTGCCTACAAGCTTTCAATCTCATGTTACCTCCTAGCACAATTAGGTCAGCATTTACCACGATAGGCCTAATCTCAAGCATCTTTGGAAAATCTTGAATAGATTTTACTAGCTTTTTAAACTTGTCATCCTTTATGATCCTTGGGTTATTAGGATTGCTTTTGATCTCGGATAGCTTAACGGTTTTAATCTCCATTAGTCTAGCTTTTCGTTTGCTACTTGTAAAGCCTCCACAGGCTCAATCTCTTTTTCTTCTAGCTGATTAGGGATGCCTGCATCGTCTAATAACTTTTTGAAAAGGTAGGCTAAATCAAAGACCCCCTGTTCTTCATTCTCAAGAGTTATGCTTATTACTTTTTTTGCGCTGTTAAAATTTAATTGAAATTTTGCCATGGTTTTTTATTTAGTTTGATTCATTTTTTGTTTATGCTTTGCTTCTAGATATTCTCTTTGACTCTTTATATCCCCCATTGTATCATGACATTTTCTGCACAAAGCCATAAGGTTTTCTATGCGATCCGCTGTTTTACTTCCCCCCATCCCCCTAGCCTTTATGTGATGAATGTCTACTGCCTGACATTCGCACGATTCACAGGGAATAAAATCAGCTATCGTGTAGCCAAAATATTCCATGTAAATCTTTGTGTGCTTTTTCATTAATCCATCCACTTGCCATGATTCCTAAGATGCCAAAACCTATGTTTAAGCACTTCAAAAATCAAAGATATTAGACTGTCAGATTCATAGACCCCAGCCTGCACTTCTAGTTTAAATTTTGCCATGATTAGAAAGGTAGATCGTAGGTTTCTTCTTGCAAAGGTGCAGGAGCTGTCGGCATCTTGTTAACCTGTGTGTTGTTATTTTCTTCTTTTTTGTAATCGTTTAGGGTAATATTCACATCCTTGCCAAAGTCATTTGGCTGATCATTAATATTAATGTTGATGTTAAAATACTCCTTTCCGTTGTAGGTATAGGTATGCGCTTTTGCTTCAGTCATACAGATCGTAGCGGTCATCCAAGATGCGCTTCTTTTCTTTCCGTTTCCTAGTTTTATTTTTGGTTTGGTGTCCATTTGGTTTTATGTTGTTTTTGGTTTTCTTCCTCTTTTCACAGGTGCTGGTGCTTCACCTTCTACCAATACTTCAGCAACTATTTCTTCCTGATCCCTGTACCACGTTGTATGTTCTGTGTTAGTGTACCACCCATAAAGGTAGTTAACTAACTCCATGCGACAGCTACTGCACCAATGGCTAAAATTGTGAGTAGGGTTTACATAGGTAGTGTATAGGTGAATCAGATCCGTGTATACATCCTTTTCGTAGTTACGGATAAATGCGTGCTTCTTGTAGCATTCGTACAGAGGCATGTGCTTCTTGAATAATTCTAGGTCTTCAGGTGTCATAGTTCAAATTTGTTAGTTAGGTATTGCTCAATCCAAAGGTAAATAAACGGAACTGCGCTGCTTATAAATATTGCAGAAAGCAAATCCGTTTTTAAGGCTAGATAAAACAGGCTGATCCAAAAGGACATACAGAAGGAGCAGCTAAAAGGTTTAATTAGTTTTCGGTTTGTAAACTTAGAAAATAGGGCAGGAATATTTATGATGTAAAAGTACAGGAGGGTAATCCCTACCGATCCTAATATACTAGCTGCGATTTGATACATGATCTAATTTTTTTTATGGTTATAAAAATTGAAGTGTGAGGGATGCCAGTCTGCTTACTTACTTTTCGAACGCTTCCGAGTTCCACATACATACTAAGAATTTCCTGATCGTACCAATACATTCCCTGCACTATCTTGCTAATCCCGTCCGCAACCTCTTGACTGTTATCTATCTGCTGCTCTTCCTTTACAAACTTCATAATATCTTCCACAGGTACTAGGCTGCCATATAGCCTGCCGAACTTACCATATTTTGAGTTAGTTTGATTGCAGCAGATACGAACTATCCAGAACTTAAATACCTGCTTTCCTTTTGCCTCAAGTTCCTGTAATTTACTTTCATCGTATTCTAGGACTATGACCGCAACCTCCTGCCGTAGATCTTCCCATAGATCCTTACCTGTGTTCTGAAATACATATTTGAACTCCTGATCGTATAGCCATCCAATCGCTTTCATTTCAGGCTTATTACTTCCCCTGTGGGCTGCCCTGCAAAATCACAAAGCCATCCATTCCATTCAAAG